GGCGCCGACAGTGAATGCTGCGGTTTTGGTCGCGACGCTCGGGCGAATATTTCTGGCGACCTGCGCCTTTTCCGCCGTCGTGATCGTTTGCGCGGCATCGATCCGCACACGATTTCCGAGCGCAGTAAGCATCGTTTCAGCGAGCGCATCAGTCGCCGCCGCGACGAAGGCTGCGTTAGCAAGTTGCTGCGTATCTGTGCCCGACGCTGCTGTCGGCGCCGTCGGCGTTCCGGTGAAGCCGGGCGAATTGAGCGGCGCTTTGGCCGCCAGTTCAGTGTCGTTCGTGAACCGCTTCGCTAATGTCTCGGCCACGAGATCAGCCGGCACGCCGGCGAGCAGCAGATTATTTAAGAGCGTCTCGATCTGCTGCGCATAGGCCTGCGCCTGGGCGGCCGTCGGCGCGATCTCATTCTGAACCGCAGCGATCGCCTGACTGACGCCAAGATTGATCAGGTTTTGGAATGTCGCTTCGAGCGCTTCGCGTGCCGCCAGGCGGTCATGAATGCTCGTGAAAATCGGCTGCCAGTTCGCCTTTGAAGACGTCATGTCAGACGGCAGTTCATAGCCGTTATCGGGGTTCGGCGGCGGAGACGGCATCGGCTCCCTCTCTGGCGATGATGTCGTTGAGCACAGCGCCAGTCATCTGATGGACGCCGAGCGGACGGATGGTCGCGCCGCCGACCTTCACGGCGCGAGCGAGTTTTACGTCGTAAATTTGATCCGGCTCATACGCCAACGTGGCATCAGGCGCCGCATCAGGCGCAACGGTTGTTCTCTGCGGCTGTCTCGCCATAAATCACTCCTAAAGCGCGTAGACCGCGCGGTTCTGCAGGAAGGGCACATCGGTCACTTCCGTCGATGTCATGTCGAGCCGATAGCGCGCCGACGTCGTCGATGGCACGGTGAAGACCGCAAGGATTCGCCGCCTGACGCCATTGTCGGACTCTTCATCCGTGATCGTGGTGACGCCTGGCGTGTAGACCGTCGAACCGATGACGAGCTTCGGCACCGCCGTGTGCTTCACCGCATCAAAGGCGTCGATGATGGAATCGGTCTGAACCGTCGTCGTCGCGACGCCGAAGTTGATGACCTCTCCGATCGCAACATAATCGCCACGATTGCGGAAGGTCATGCCGCGCGCGAAAGCGTCTAGAACGATCGCCGGCTGCAGGTCTATCGTGCCCATGAAGACGGCGCGAAGCTGCACAAGCGCGGGCAATCCATTGAGATCGTCGGCGCCATCGGCATCGTCGAGCGTCAGCGACCGCCATTCCGCATTTGGGATCGACGGAACCTTAATCTCCCAAACGAGCTTCGTGCCCGCGGCCTCCCAGCCGGCGTGCAGCAGCCTGATCTCGGTCATGCCGTTGTCGAGCGTCAGCGGCTGGAAGTCGACAGTCGTGCGCGTCCTAGCGAATTTTGCGCAATTGAGGCGGAACGCAAAATCGCTGTCGATAGACGGCTGCGCCCAAACGCCATCTGAACAAACGAAGCGCGAACCCTGCGCAAAGACGTTCCCTGAAACCGTTGCGAGCGCATGATTGCCGGTCGTGACCGTCACCCAGGCGTAACGCTTGCCGCCATCAAGCAGGGTCGGCGCCAGCGTGAATTTATTCCAGCCGACGATGAGGTCTTCTGGCTGTTTTTCGACCCGAGCGATGACGAAATTGAAATTCGGGGCGCCGTTTTCGAAGCATTCGCAAAGGAGCAAATGCACCGGACCAACATCTGACTTCAGCAGGAAATTAAGATCGATGCTGGTGAGCACCGATGGCTGGGTATTGAGCCAGGTCTGCCCATAGACCGAGCCGTTGAGGCCGACCGTCGAAATCACATATTTCCAGTAGGTTTCGATGATCTGACGCTTAGTGACCTTTCGAATATTGATATATCTGTATGGCCCGTGTTCGCCATACCCCGCGAACACGACCTCAAAATTCTCGCCTCCGTAGCTGAAAATCTGCCCAACATTCAAGGTGGCCGCATAAGCCGCCCATTCGGCATCGTTTTCGCAATGAGTGAGAGACGGCCCATATTCTGTAACGGTGCGCGACAACGTCCTTTGGATAGCGGTGACGATCGTATGGACGGTGCCGGCGATATTGACCGATCCGCCATCGCCGGAGACCTCAAGCCGCACCTGCTCGGTCCATTCCGGCAGCAACAGATTGCCGCTCTTTTTGATGTTCGACGCCTGATCGTCGATGAGCGCGAGCTGCATATCGCGCTCTGCGGCGAAGGCGAAACGGACGCCCTCCCAGACGCGCGCCAACCAGGAAGCGTGCAGATGATCCCATTTGTCGCCGAGAAGGCCAGGATCATAGTCGTAGGCGAGCGCCTCCGCAGGAATTTTGGTCTCGACTAAGAGCCGCGCGATCGAGCGCTTCATTTGGCGGACAATCGCAGGGCTCGGGATATCGCCGAGCCGAGCCTGAATATTGGCGATGTCCGTCTTGATCGTGCGCACGGACGCCGAGATTTCGCCGATCTCCGCTTCGACGACGACGATCCGCCCCTCATGATCATAGAGCGTCTTGACGCGCGCAGCGTGATTAGGCTCGATCGCGGCGATGCCGATGGTTGAAAGTTCCACCCAGGCGATGCAGCAGCGGTTCGCCGGAACCTCCGGCTTTAATGGCGTCGGCGATGCCGGACTAAATTCAATGGTGAAATCAATCTTGCGCTTTTCGACCTTTGGCGCCTGCAGAACGACGGTTGCTTCGGTGACAGCGTCGGTCTCGAACAGCCGCTCTTCATTGACGACCTGCGTTGCGCCATCGGCGAGAATGGCGAGAAATTTTCTGTCGCCCTCGATGAGCGGCAGATAATCCTGAATATTGATCGTTGTCGGCCCAGCGTTGCGATAGAGGACGCCAGCAGAGAACAGCGTTCCAGGCGAGATGGTGAGCTCCAGCGCATTGAGGTTCGATACGGTGAAGTCGGCCCAATGCGCGGGATAGTCGATTGCGCCTGCGTTCAGTGCGTCTTCGGAGTAGCGGGCGAACAGGCCGATATTCGAAAAATCGATCGGTTCGGCGACTTCCGCCTCGTTGAATTTCAAGACATCCATGTGTCAAAGCCTCATGCGATCGATGAACTGGCCGAGATGATGAGTCCCGTCGATAGGCAGATTGTCAGTGAGCGTGATCAGCCTTTTACGCTGAAAGGAGACGCGATATTCGCTCTCCGGCGCCTTCGCCGCTCGCAACGCGGCGAGCGCCCGTCTGAATTTTTCGCGTGAGGGCGTGCGGAGCACGTGCCGGCCGAGAACGGCGCGCCCAAACACGAATTGCGCCCCGACGAGCGCTGTGTCCACCTTGACGAGATAGCGCGCCATGAATGGCGGATGCTGTATCGGCGTGCGGCCGAGAACGGCGCGCCCAAAAACAAAGCGCTGCGGATAGGCTTTGGCGTCGATAAGCGCGCCATCGACATAGCCGAGCAACGGAGAAACGGCAGAGCGCGTCCCGATCTTGAAATTGACCGCCGGCGCTTCGCCGACGACGACCCGCTTGCGCGCCTCTAGCCAATCGGAAAACCACAACCGCACGCCATAATGGACCGCGAGCCAGGGCAGGAAAGGGACTGGCGTCTGCGCCGGGTCGACGACCTCTTTGATCGGCACCGGCAAAACGTCCGACATGCCGGCGGCGGCCGCCTCTTCGAAGATTCCGCGCGCATTGGGGAGGAGATCGCCGACGGAACTCATGCCTGTTGCCCCGCGGCGAGACTGACGGCGTCGAGAATCGGAATGGCGTAGGGATTGGCGGCAATGTCGGCCGAGGGCGCCGTCGCGCTGGCGCGCAGCACGCCAGGGCCATAACCGGCGCCCGCAAGGGAATTGATCGGCACGAAATCGCCGATCTTCATACGGTCATACGCAGCCGCGCGGATGCGCGCCTCGGCTTCATTCGTGACCGCCGTCTGATCCGGTCCTTTGGCGATAAGAAGCGCGCCGGAAAAATTATAGAGCGTGCGCTGCGCCTTGAGGCACACGACCGCAACGGCTTCCGGTTTCACGTCGTCAGCGAGGAGACGATTGCGGACAATGTCCATCTCTCCATTGGTGAGATCGCGCCCGTCAGGTCCGGCGAGGACGATATCGACATCGCCGCGCCGGCCGTGGATCGCAGTCCCATTGACGGCGGCGTGATGCAGGATCGGGAGGGCCGTGTAGGCCTCGAAAAGATAGCGCTCGCGCGTTCCGGCAGCGGGGCGCGAGAAGGCGAGCAGATAGCGTAAGAGCAGCCGCTCGTCCGATTCCATAACGGCGGGAGTCGTATCGGTCGCAGGGATGACGATCAGGCGCTCGATATTGACGCGCGCCACGACATTGTCGAGATCGGCGCCCTTGGCGAGCGGCGCAAGCACGGCGCGCACTGCGTCGTTGACCCGGGCCCGGTCGATGAGTCGCAGATACGACCAGGCCTCGCTGACGATGACAGTGGGGTCGGTTTCGAGCGTCTGGACGTCATATTGCGGCAGGCTTGGATCAAGGGCGCGCGCCGCCGCCCAGATCGCGACGAAGCGGCCCATGAAAGCTGATTGCAGCGTCTCATAGTTGAGCGGCTCGATCGCATTCGGCGCAGGGAGCCGCGAGAGGTCGATCGTTTCGTAAGAGAGGGAGACGGCCATCAGACATTGCCTCCGGCGCCGAGCAGCGTCGTGAGCGCGAAGGGTCCGCTGGTCGCGGAGCGGTCGCGCTCGACGAGCGAATAATCGCCGAGATGGCCGTTGGGATAAAAATCGCCGCGCTGCTCGAAGACAATCGTTCCCTCCGGCCGCGCATCGAGCACATTCACCTTGCGCAGCCGGAAGCCGGGCTCCCACTTTCGCAAGGCCTCCGCGATCGCCATAATGTGATCGAAGATCGACGGCGCGCTCATCGGCCGATCCTGCAGCGCCGGCCCGTCCGAGCCGAAGTCGCGGCGCATCACGCGCGAGCCGATCGCCGTCGTGACGATGACGCCGATCGACTGTTCGCAATGCGCCCAGCCGGTCAGAACCATCCCCGTCTTGCGATCGACGCCAGTCCTCATCGTCAGCCTTTCGCTTCTTTCGCGGCGCCCGCTTTGTCGGGCTTCGGCAGTCGGGCTTCGGCAGTCGGATTTACATTGCCGACTGCCGGAGCGACGGTTTCCTCGACAAGGCCCGCGAGCTTGTCGAAGGTCATGGCGCTTTCGGGCGCCTTAAAGACGTCGTCCACGGCGCGGCGCGCGCCATAAATGCGGCCGTTGACGCGCGTCTTCACGACTTTCCACCATTTCATCTCGGGCGTCGTCTCGACAGGTTTTCCACGCATTTTGAATGCTCCTTCAAAGCTCACTCGGGCGCGCTCGTCGGGACAAGCGCCGTCTGATTGATTGCGAACCATTGATCGCCGGCCTTGATCTTCAGTTTCTCGACTGCCTCGACTTCGAGCGTGACGACGCCGGCCTTCTTCGCGCGCACGGCGCTCTTGCCCTTTTTGTTGTCGAGCTCCGCCACTTCCTTCGCCGCGCGCACCTTGGTCTCATGCTTCTCGCAATCGAGCTCCGCGACATCCTTGCCGGCGCGCACCTTGGTCTTGTGCTTCTTGTTATCGAGTTCAGCGTCGTCATCCGTGGTGCGCAACCGCACCGCTTCGTCGCCGGAGCCGCGCTCGGCGCGAATGTCCTCGTCGGCCGATTGCGACGGCGCGGGATTGTCATTGTGAAAGCCGCCGGGCAGGAAGAACGCATTGGCGATATCGCCCGACGGGCAAAAGGCCGTGACCTGCTGGCCCGCCTTCGGCGGCGACCAGTCCTTGCCCTTGCCGGCGTGCATGCCGCTCGGAATGTCATGCGTCTCGAAGTCGAGATCGAGCACAGCCGTATCTTTCTCGGCGTCATAGCTCTTGATCGTTCCCGGCCGGATGAGATTGGCGATGCGCCGGTCATGCTCGGCGCTGAGATAGAGGAGCCCGTCGATCGTCTCCTGCATGGCGAGAAGGCGCGCTTCTACGTTCATGGCGCCTCCGGCCAGTTGGGCGGATCGCGCATGGGATCGGCGCCGGTGGGGTCCGGATCGGCGAAGACGACGCCATTGATGATGAGCTTGGAGAGCTGGGCGAGCGTCTCGTCGACGCTCTCTCCGAGCAGCACGGGCGTTGTCCACGCGACCTGCCAGAGCGCGAGGCCGGTCGTGTCGATCGCGCCGCTGTAGAGATTTTCGCCGCGCAAATTCTCCGGCGCCAGGACGCCCTGGAGCCCGAAGCGATGGCCGGCGACAGCGAGCGTCACGGCGTTGGCGACGAGCAGCGCCAAGGCGTCGCGCGAGAGTTTGCCGCTATCGTCCGCCGCCATTTTGTCGCGCGCGACAATGACGACGGCGAATTGCGCGGGGAGGACGAAGCTCCCGGAGGCATGCCGCTCGACCTTGCCGAAGCCCATGAGCGCGACGCGAATGGCAGGCGTCGTGACCGCGAAGCGCTTGATCTCCTTTTCGTCGAAACTGCCGCCATGCGGCTCGATCGACGGGACGGCGGGGAGCTTCTCGACCAGGCGCGCGACGATCGCGTCGCGCAGCGTGAGGAGATTTTCGACGGGACCGCTCATGACGCGCCTCCGAATGTCTGTTGCTCGAAGCGCTCGGCCGTCTCGATCATTTCCGTCTCGTTCTCGCGGGAGAGGCCGACATATTGCCGCGCGGGAATCGTCACGCGCTTGGCGAAGACGAGCTTGCCGCCGGCTTGGAAGGCGAGCGCCTTGGCGTTTACCGGAACGATGGCGCCGCCGAAATGCAGGATGCGCGCGCCGACCCAGCCCGAGCCCCAGCGCGCCTCGCTCTCGCTCGACGCATAATCGATCGAGCGCGCGAGATGCGCGCCGCCGCCGGAAAAGAGCGTGGACGTTCCTTCGCGGTTCGGACGCCACGCCCGCCCCTCCGGCGTCGTCTTCTCCTCCTCGATGCGCTTCTTGGTCTGCTCGACGCCAAGCTTGCCGAGCCCGTCCATCAGCTCCTGCTTGCGGAGCGGATCGCCGTTCAGCTTCGCGATCGCGGCCGAGAGGCCGTCCACGTCGATGTGGAAGGAGACTCCCGGACCGCTCATCAGAGGTCCCTCAAACGATTGCGCGTGAACATTCTGTCGTTCGCCGCGACGATCGCCTCATTGGGCGAGATGGTCGCGGGCAGGCCGTCGCCGCCGGAGCCCGGCGGCGGATTTTGCGGAATGTCGGCGTTGCCTTTGGCGAGATCGCGCAGAAAGGCCATGGCGGCTTCGACCGCGTCTTTGACGATGTCATTGCGCTTGCCGGGAGTGGTCGCCAGCTCGCCGACGGCAAGATCGCAGCAGAGATTGCGCAATAGGCGCATCCCAGCCTCGGAAGGGTCGATCGGGAGCTGGTAGCGCTTGCCCAGATAGCCGTCCATCAGCGCCGAGGCGTTGTCGAGCGCGACCGCGATGCGCGCCGTGTCGCGCTCCTCCGTGACTTCGTCGAGCGCGAGCAGGGTGACGAATTCCGTCGCCCATTTCACATCGAGATCGGATTCGGTGGCGTAGGCCATCCTTAGTCCCTTGCCTTCGAGCCGCGAGCCGTCATCACAGGCGATGCGGGTTTGGACCCCGCATCGCCCCAACGGTCTTCTTTCGCTTTTCGCTCGTGGTTATGACGAGCGCGGCGTCAGCCGCGCGAAACCTTCAGCTCCGGATCGGTCTCGATCGCGGCGTGCTCGTCTTCGGTCAAATCGACAAGCGGAACGATCGTCGGCTCTGGCGTGAATTTCCTTCCGGCGCGCCAGCGGCCCCGTCTCGGGCCGACGACGATAAGCGCTTCCGTTTTCTTCGCGGCCTCCGGCTTTTCGACGGCCGCCTGTTCATTCCCGCCGCTCGCAGCAGCGGCGGTTTGTTCATTCCCGCCGCTCGCAGCAGCGGCGGCGGGCGCAGGGGCCTGTTGCTGTGTGGGCTTCGCCATGACGATCAATCCAGCCAGGGGATATTGACGACTTCGACGAGCTTGTAGAGCGTGTTCGACGCGCCGTTCGCCAGAGTGGTCGCTTCGAGCAGCTCGCGCGCGGTGAAATAGGTGGAAGGGCCGCAGAGCAGAACCTGCGGCTTGATCCCGAGCAGCCGGCCCTCGTTCGACTCGAACTTGGTCATCGCCGTATAGGCCGCCTTGAGATTGGTCGCGTCGAGGGTCTGTTTCGACCCATAGGCGAGCTGCCAGAAGCCGAAGCCCTTGCCCGAGCGCAGATCGACGCCATAGGCGTATTCATTGCGCATGAAGACATTGTCGGACGTTTGCGGATTGACCTTGGTGACGAATTCCGCCTTCTTGCGCAACTGCCAGATCAGCGGCTTCAGCCCCTTCGAAATATCGAGCAGGAACCAGCCCGCGCCGGCGCCGCCGCCGCTATTGGAGACGGACGCCTCGAAACCGGGCTTGCCGACCGGATGATCGGTGTCGAAGAAGTTCTGCCCGTCGAAACAGGGCGCCGCGAAGCCCTCCTTCAACAGGGTGAAAAGCTCCTCGTCGGGGAAATAGGCGGCGGAGGAGCCCATGTTCTCCATCAGCGGCCCATAAATATTCCACTGATCGTCCTCGATCGCGACGCGCGGAACTCCCACAGTCGACTCGAAGCTCTTATTGGCGATCTCATAACCGTCTTCGCGCAGCGACTCGATCACGCGATCGCCGACCCATTCCCGGAGCTTCGGAAACTGGCCGAGCCAGGCGTAGATGTTCTTGGCGGTCGAAGATGGCACTTCGGTCGCGAAGCGGCTCCACATCGGCGTGACTGAGCCGAGGCCGCGCTGGAAATTGCCGCGATAGGCGGTGTTGAGAAATTCGATATTGGCCTGATTGATGATCATGCGAGCGCCCTCCCGGCGCGAGAGGAACGATCAGAGGGTTTCGACCCAGACGCCGTCGGAATCGACTTGGATCACCTTTCCGGCCGCCGATTTGCCGGTCGCGGTCTTGCAGACCGTTTCGTCGTCGACGACATAGGCGGTCGCGCCAACGTCGGCGATCGTCAGCAGATCGTCGGCCTTGTTCTTCCATTTGAAGATGCCGCGCCGGACTTTCACCTTGGCGACGCCATTCGCGAGGCCGGTGGCGTCGACGCTCTCTTCCGCGCGGCCGACAGCGACGAGGCCAGTCGCGGCGCTCCCCGGCTCGGCATAGCCGGCCAAGAGCGCAATCAGCGCGCCCTGATGGATGACGGCGTCTGCGGAGACGCCGAAGACACGGAAGACGCCTTCGATTTCCGGGGTGGCGCGGGGGCCGGTGAGAGCCATTTATGCGATCTCCTATGTTCGGGCGAGCCGCGTCAGGCCGCCATCACCGGCACGGGACCCATCGCCTTGGAGGCGAGGAATTCCTTTTCGGTGAGATTGGTCATGGCGAGCAGCGCGCGCTCGTCGGCGTTGAGCGCGGTCTGCACTCCATCGTCGGCCGACCTTCTGCCGAGATCGGAGGTCTTGAAGACGGAAGGCTGCGCCTCCAGAAACTTCTTGAATTCGACGACGCCGGCTTCCGTCGCGCAGAGAGCGACATAGGTCCCCTTGGTCGCCGGGGCGATCTGGCCTTTGGCGATCGCGCCGTCGATAAGGGCGTTGACCTCGGCCTCTCGCGCGCTCTTCTGATGATCGGCGAGCTCGCTCTCCGCCTCGCGGCGCGCATTGAGCGCGAGATCATAATCGGCGCGCGGCACATAATCGGCCAACGCCGGCGGCGTCGTCTTCGCGGCGTTGAGCTGCGTCTGCAGCTTCTCGATCGCGGCGACCGCCTCCTGCGCCGTCGCGGTCTCGGAGAGGCCGAGCTTCTTCAAGAGTTCCTTGTCCACATTGTCCTCCTCTCGCCCGTTGAGCGCGGGCATGGAAAAATTCGGGCGATTGACGAGGCCGGCGCCGGCGAGTCCCAGCACATTGCCGTCCTGGTCCGTCCGCAGCGCCGGCGAGACATAGCGGTAACGCCGCGCGTTGAGCGCCGCGCGGCCATCCTCGGTCCAGTCGACGCGCCCCCATATGGCGCCGCCGCGGACTTCCAGCGCCTCGATCCAGCCGGCGGCCGGGCTCTCCTCGCCCTGCGGCGCTTTCAGGAATTCGGCGTGGTTGACGTCGATCGGCAGAGCGAGGCCCGCCGCATTGAATGCCGCGATTACATCGTTCGGCTCCCCAAGCGTGAAGCGCCGCCCGTCATTGCCGATGATGCGAGGCCCTTTGGGGATGAGCATCACCCAATCCGGCGCGCCGCCCTCGGCGTTAAGCGCGATGGCGTGCGCCTCGCCGAGAACGAGCGCGGCGTCGGCCTGCGCTTCATTGAGCGCGATTTGGCTTGCAACGGGACGGATCATGCGCGCAAACTGCGCTGACGGACGACGGGATTTGGCTACGAAGATTTTCTGGTCACGCGTCGCGCGGAATCTGGCAGTCGGAATTAGGCAGTCGGCAGTCCGCGCGTCTTTTAGGGCGAAAAATCGCCATTTCGACTGCCGAAGCCCGACCGCCGACTGCCCCCTCCCATTAAAATCGCCGTTAAAGGGGCATTGAACGCCATGGGCGCGTTTTTCAAACCGCGTCGGCCGGGATGGAGCGGATTTTTGGACTCGGGCGCCGTAGGGCCGTTTCTGGGGATCGCCTATTCGCCGCGCCGAATGTCCTCGACATAGACCGCAGCGCCGCCATCCTCGACGCGCAATTTGACGCTCACGATCTCTCCGCCGACGACGCCGGTCACGACGCCGTCAGCCTCGACGCGGCCGGCGTCGAGCAATGCCTGAATGACGGCGTAGTCATTCGGATCGGCGCCGATGATCTTGGCGTCCTTCACCGCGAGACGGACGGATTTCGACGTCGCCCCGATCGACCTGCCTATGCGCGCCGGCAGCGAAGCGAAGGGCAAGGCGATCTGACCGCGCGAGAGATTTGCCGGCTCGGCCGACGATGGATCGAAATTGAAAAGGCCGCTGGCGATCGCGCGAAAGAGCGCGCTGCCGGCAAGATCGGCGATCGCCGCGCGGCGCATGTCTTCGTCCATGGCTTCGATCTTTCCCGCCAGGAAGTTTGCAGCGTTGCGGCCGCGCGCCTTGCCGGGATTATTGGCCCAGTCGGGATGCACGCCATTTGGAATGCGGATGACCTCGCCCGTGCGTTCGTTCGTCCAGTTGCGCCAGCCCAGGTTCGCCGGCGGCTCGCCGAAACCCGGACGCTTTCTCGCCTCGACCTCGGAGAGCTGGCGCACGCGGCATTCGCATCCCCAGTCGCTCGGCGGATACCAATAGTCCCAATAGGGGTCCTCGACCGGCAGCACGGTTCCGACCTGGGCGAGGTGTTCTGGGCGTTTGTCGCGCGCGACGGAGATCAGATATTCCAGATAAGGCAGCACGCGGCGCGTGCGCCAGATGCGTTCCCATTCGCCTGCCGCATAGGCGGTATTGACATTGGCCCAATAGATCGTGCGTAGACGCCGCACGCTGCCGAGCTGAACGGTTTTTTCATCGCCCGTGAGCGGATCGACCTGGCGCGCCTTGCCCCACCATCCCTTGGCGCGAAGCAATGGCTCGAGATCCTTCCGGAAGACGTCAAAGTCCTGACGCCGCTCGATCGCCTCCGCGAGCGCCTTCTTCACATCGCCGAGAATGTCATAGCCGGCCGATTTCGCGACGGTGAAGGCAAAGGCGTGCTCGTCGAGCGTTACGTCCCGCCAGTGGAAGGAGGGCTTGAGACCCTTCTCGTTGAAGTAGCGCAGAACCTCCGCCGGCGGCTTTGCGAATTCCTTCGGCGCGAAAGGATCAGCGCCGGACATCGCCGCCGTCCCCGGCGCCGCGCGCCTTCATCTGCGCGATCGCGATGCGACGCACGAGAAGCTCAGCGTCGATGTTTCCGGCAAGCTTGGCGAGCTGGGCTGCGAATTCTTCGTAAGAGCTGGTTTCCTCCGCCGCCTTGATGACGGCCGTCACGATCGGCTCCAGTTGCGGCTCCCAGTCCGCATCCTCCTCCGCGCCGATCGCGCCAGCTTCGTCTTGCGCATTGAGCGCGAAAGATCTGCGCTCCGTCGTTCCGCAGCAAGGACAACCGCGAAGTCCAAAAGCGTTCAGCGCCGATTTGTGCTTCGGCGGCGGCTCCTCCTCCTCTTCATCGAGCGGGCCGCCATTATGGCCGATCGGCGCCGGCGCCGGCGCGGCAAGCAGCTCGTCCTCCTCCTCTGGCTCGGAAAAGCCAATCTTCTCGCGCACCTCGCTCATCGCGACTTTAAGGCCAAGCGGCACGAGCTTTTTCAAAGCTTCGGCCATCACCTGGACGTCTTCGGGCTCAGCCACGGGGAAGACGACGATCGGCGCTTTGGCGTTCGCGCCAAAGTTCCAGGCGACGAAGGGCGCGATGAGATCGCGATTGATCGTCACGCCGAGTTGATCGGCGTCGTCTTCGAGAATGTCGATTCTGATCTGATTGTGGATCTTCGCCTGAGCCTCCGATGAGCCGTTGTCGGAGGTCATTGTCTGGCCGAGGATCGCCTTGGAGAGCTGCTCGTCGAGATAGCGGCCGATCCGCTCGAAGGGAATGGAGCCGCCGCCTCCGCCGCCTTTGGCTTCCAGAAACTCGATGAGCATCGATTCCGGAATGATCGCGGCGGCGTCGGAGGCGATCTGCATGACTGCCTGCAGCAGCTTGCGCCGCTCATCGGGCGTCGCGCTGGGGTGATATTTGCCGACGCGGATCGGCATGCCATAGACGTCGAGATAGGAAACCCAATCCTTCAGCGCGACGTTTTTGAAGAGGAACGCCCAGGCGGCGATGCGCGCGAAGCCGCCGCGGATGGGAATGCCGCTCTTGAGCTTGGGGAAATGGACGATCCATTTGGCGGGCTCTAGCGCCTCGCCGTCGAGCGTGCCGTCCCTGGCGAGCCGCAGCTCACTGCGGGAAATGTAATCGAAGGTGAAGAACTTTTGATCGCGCCAGACATAGGCCGGCTTCCACATGCCGGCCTCCGCGCGCCAGACGATCTCTACGGCGGCGAAGCCCTTGCCGAAGGCGTCGGTGAGATCGCGCAGCATGTCGCGAAAGGCGGGCTCCTTGACGAGATCGCGCACAGCTTCGGCGATCTTGTCCTTGCCCTCGACCGAGGGCTTAAGGCGCGAGAGCGCGCGCTTGCGCGTGCCGAGCACGCTGAAGTAATGCGGATCGCGCTCCTCCATCTCCTCGGCGAGTTCGAGGAAAGGCGCCATGTCGCCGCGCTTGGCGTTTTGCAGGATCGAAGCGAGGCGCTGCGGCGTGAGGCCGGCGGCGACGGATTGATCCCACATCGCGCGCACGCCGGCGAGCTCGGGCTGCGCCACCTCGCGCTTCAAGTCGGCGTCGGGCGCCTTGTGCAAGAGCGCGCTGGCGAAAGCCTTGATCCGATCGAGGATCGGCGTCGGCCCATGCATGCCGCTATTGTCGCCGTCAGCCATCACCACAGTCCTTCATGCGGGAGATTCACGTCTTCGGCGTCGGCGCGGTCCTCGCCGCGCAGGGACTCGCGCAGCGTCGCGGCGCTTTCATAATCGTAGAGAGCGACCTCTGCGCGCGTCGCCGCATAGGCGAGCATCAAGGCGACGGCGGCGTCGCCGTGGCGGTCCTTATTGACGCCGCTCTTTAAGGCCGGGACCTGCGGCACCCCGTTCTTGACGACCAGCAGGCGCAGATCGGATGCAATGTCGGCGTCGGCGGGGATCTCGATCCAATCGTCTTCAAAGGCGGTTTTTAAGGGTTGCCCGTTCTCGCGATACCAGGGGACGTTGAGCATCACCGCCTCGGTGCGCAGCTCGCCATATTGCTGCACGGCGAATTCCGCCGTCGACATGCCGAGGCCCGTCGCGTCATGTTTGCTCGCCGCGAAGCGCGGCAGGCGATCGCAGATGAATTTCAGAATCTGGCGCTGCGCGTCGAAGGGCAGATTGCGCATCTCGACGACAAAGGGCGTGACGCGTTTCAGGGTTTTGGTGACGGCGAGCGGCCAGAGCACGGTGAGATCGCTGATGCGGCCATAGTCGCCGCCAAGGAAATGCGACAGCGTTGGGTCGCATAGCTTGAGCAGCGGGAGCAGCTCGCGCTCGCACCACTCTCTTATGTCTCGCTCGCGCAGATGCTGCGGCCATAGCTTGAACTCATCAGGCCGCTTGATCCGCAGCACGGGGATGCCTTGCTTGGCGCGCGCCTCGATCAGCGGCGCTGGCAGGAAAGCGCCATCGCCTTCGGAGGGAATGCAGAACAGCTCTTCGTCGGCGGCGTCGCCATAGTCGGAGATGACGCCGGCGCGCCAGGCCGCTTCCCGCTCAACGCTCCATTCTTCGCCCGTGCGCAGGCAGACGCGACGATAGAGGCCATCATGCAAGGCGTCGTCGAAGTCGAAGCGCACTAGTCCATAGCCGTTGCCGCCGCGCGCCGCCTTCACCAGCGTGTTGAAGGGATTGCCCTCACCGTTGTGCGTCGAGATCACGAGCACGCGGCCGCCCCAAATCAGGAGCGCGATCGCCGCCTTCATCAACTCCTTGAGATCGTCGTGGAACGCCGCCTCGTCGATGATCACGTAGCCCTGCATGCCGCGCAGCGAACGCGGACGCGAAGGCAACGCGATGATCTGGAAGCCAGAGGCGAACCGGATTCGGAAGGCCTTAATGCTCTTGTCGGGCTCTTCCTCGAAGAGGAACTCCTCGACCTCGGCCGCCGCTTGGTTGAAGGTCTTGGCCCATTCCGCGCAGGTGTCGATGAACTCGCGCGCCATTTCGAGATTGTAGCCGATGTAGAAGCTGTCCATGCCGCGCGCCGATCGCTCGGCGGCGGAAGTCAGCACAGCGTCGGCCGCGACCGCCCAGGTGGCGCCCGTGCGGCGGCTCTTCTCGCAGATGGTGACGCGATAGAGAGCCGTCGTCGACAGCAGCTTCTTCTGGTAGGCGAGCAGCACGCCGTCCACGCCGCCGACGCTCTCCAGCTCGGCCGGCGACAGCGCCATGCGTTCGAGCCGGAATTTCTTCCACTCGGCTTCGGTGATTAGGCGCGGGTTTTTGAATTCGAGAGGCTCGGCGCTCATCGCGTCACGCCTCCTTGCGAATGCCGAGGATTTGCGCCTTCAGCGTTTCGACGGTGGCGGCGGTGAGGCCGGCCTTGCGCGCCACATCGCCGACCGCGTCGGCGGTCTTCTCGACGCGGGACGCCAAGTCTTTCTCGGCCTTTGTCTTGCGATCATGCGAGAGCTTCTGCGCCGACACGACCGCCTGGAAGCCGCGCGACAGTTTCATCGCTTCGTCGGCGGAGAGGCCGCCGCTTTCCGCCTCGCTGACGATCTCGCCGATAAGCGCCTTGATATATTCGCCGAGCGCGACATTGCCCTGGTCGATGTTCTCCGGCGTCAGATGGTCGGCGATGCCCGCGAAGATCGCGCGGCTCGTCTTGATGCGATCGGCGGCGCGCGCGATCGCGACGCTCTTGCGGCCAAACGCGCTCTTGCTGATCGTGAATTCTTCGAGACCCCTTGCCGTCAGGCGATCGTTCAGCTCGAAGAGGATGTCCGCCGCCGTGCGCACGCGCTTATTGAGCTCGGCATAGGCCCAGCGGATGTCTTCCTGTCCCTCTTCAGGAACGAGATCGAGAGAAGAAAGCCGGCCGCGACCCGTGGCCATTTCAGAGTCTCGCTCGCTCTGCGCCAGCGCAACCGCTCGCTCGTTTTTCCGCGCCGCGCATGCGTCAGGCCTCGGGGCTCGGGCGCTTCACGCCTTCGATGCGGACGCGGCGCTCGACATGGTCGAGTCCCTTTTGGGTGACGGAGGCGATCAGCACGCTGCCAGATTCAGCAAGCGTCACGGCGCCCATCATCTCCAAATAGCGCAGCTCATCATGCACGAAGGCGCGCGGCCTATTGATCGCCCAGCGCAGCTCCAAATCCTCGCGCAGCGCCTCGGAGTTCCAACGGCCGTCCGGCTGCTCGGCGAGGTCGCGCAGGATGATCAGGCGCGCGTGTTCGCGAATGACGTCGGCCATGCTCATCGGTGAATCTCCCGCTCGCGGTCTTCATGCTCAGCAAGCCGGTCCTGCGTGCGCTCCCGCTCGCGGTCCTCGCGTTCGGCGAGCCGGTCCTGGGCGCGTTCGTTCTGCTGGATGACCGTGTCGATCTTCTGCGTGATGGCGTCGAAGCGCGCGTCGATCTTGGCGTCAATCCGCGAGACCTTCACGTCGATCTGGTGGAATTCGTCGCGCGTCGGGAGATGCTTGATTTCGACCTGCACCGCCGTGACGTCCGCCTCCAGCTGATCGATGCGCTGGAACTGTCGCGAGTCATCCTGGCGGAGCTCCGTCATTGCGGCAGAGAATTCTTTTTTCTGATCGCCGATTGCTTTCTCGAAGCTCGTTTTCTGGTCGCTAAGCACTTTCTCGAAGCTCGTCCGCATGGCGGACACATCCGTCTTGATGCCGTCGAGCCGCTCGCGGTTGGTTCTGTCCATCAACGCCCTGATCGACATGACGAAAGCGAGCGCAGCGATGGCCGCCGATACCCATTGCGCTGCCGTGCCCATCTCCACTGTCACCAAAATCTCCCTCGGATGAGAAACGCAAGAAAAGTGATCCAGATCGGCGAGAGGCCGATCGCGGCGACAAGCGCCATGCCGAGCGCGTCGCGAGTCTCATGTCGCATCGCGCTCGCCTTTCAGCTTCCAGACAATCGCCGCGAGGACGATGAGAAGAAGCGTAAGTCGGATGAGCGCATGGACGCCGTTGACGTCCAGCTGGCCGGCGACGATGAATTCCCTCATGGCGCCAAAATGCTTCATGGAGCCATGCCGCATTTGCGCCGCCAATTCTCATTGTTGGCGGCGACGTCGCGGATGAAGGGCGCGAGATCGGCGCATATCGGCGCGCTGGAGGCTTCGCCTTTCGGGCACTGGCTCTTGAGCCAGCTTTTCAACGCCGGCGACGCCTTCGCCTCCTTGATCGTGTCGCAGATGGAGTCGATATAGACCGGGCCGCCCATGGCGCTGGCGCCGGGCGCGAGCGCGCTACAGGCGATCGACAGCGTCGTTAAAATCAGAGCGGTCGATTTCATGGCGGGTCTCGGCGGCTTGCGCGGCGTCCTTGGCGAGATCGCGCGCGGTTTGAAGCTCTTTGTCTTTCTGGCGGACGCGCTCGGCGTCGGCGCCCTGTTCGGCGATCTTGTCGTAGACAAAGCGGCGCAGCGCGTAGATCAGTCCGCCGGCGCCGCCGACGGCGATGAACGCGAAGATGAGCCAGTTCATTCGACGCGCCCCCAGCTGGCGCCGCCGTCGGTTCGCTCATACTCATCCTCGAAGAGATGCGCTCTGGCGATGACCTCGTCGACCTGCTGGCCCAACTCCTGCTCGACGAGATGCGCTCTGGCGATGACTTCGTCGACCTGCCGGCTCAACTCCTGCTCGACGAGCCAATCGTGGAGACGTTCGATCATGCCGGGCGCGTCGTCTTCTTCTTCATAGGCGTCGGCCTCGTAGGCGCAGCGCAGCGCGATCAGTTCGCCGAGAATCTCACTGAGCGTCGCCTGAATGGCGATCGACGAATAGAACAGCAGGATGAGGAGAAGCGCCGCGAAAGCGGCGAACATGCCGATGAGAAGTTCGTGATTCACGGACGCCCCCACCGCCGCCACGCAGGCGGCGAAAAGAATGAGAAGGAGGACGATTAAAATTCGCCCTCCTCGGATTAGCGGCTACGCGATTCAGGCGGAGGTTTTGTCGAGGGCGGAGCGCACCGCGCCGAGACCGGCGGCGCCGAGCAGCGACCACACCCATTCGGGAATGACATAGCCAAGCGCCTGCGCGCCTGCGCCGGCGGCGATGAGCGCTGCGACGATGTATGTCTTCTTGCCGTCAATCGCTTCCAAGAGGGCCTTCATCTTCATCTTCCTTTCATTTCGCCGGAGCCGCCGGCGCGGATCAGTTGAAACTCGCGCCCGTCAACGCGAGCCAGGCGACATAGGCGCTCCATGCCACGAGAGGCGCGAGGAACAGCGCGACGAGCGCGACGGCGATCCGCAAGAGCCATTTCTTCATTCGATCCCCCAGCGGATGTAGTAGGCGGCCTGCATCCAAAGCTGCGCGATCAGATTGTCGGCCGCGCCCGCAGTCGCCGATGCGAAAATCACGCGCAGGAAGCCGAAGGGATCGCTCATTTGCGGTCGCTCAAATTGACGAGCTGCTGGGGATGGAACGCGGCCTGCTGCAGATCCCTGGCGTCGTTCATCCAGACGCAGAAGGTCGCGCCCTCATCATTGTCGGGGTCGATCTTGTCGACCGTCATGCGCGTCGATGAAGAATTGAGCCGCACGACGTCGCCGACGTCGAAATCCTCGCGCGTCGTCATCGGCAAAGTCCCGCCCGGCAGGTGTGATACAGCGTGCGCGCCGCGCCGCAGCCCGTAAGCGACGCGGCGCCGACGACGGCGGCGATGAGGGCGAGAGCGAGGAGGATGACGCGCATGTCACTGTCTCCCGAAGACGCGCGCAACGAAGGAGTCCATATGGAAGGCTGGTCCTGGATCGCGCTTTCGCGTCGGCGCGATATCGTCGTGGCCGGCGATCTCCTTGATGCCATAGGCGGCGCAAATCGCCTGCGCGACGTCGACGGCCGCTTCGATCTGCGGCTGCGGGTAGATCGCCCATGGCTTGACGACGCCCTTGTCGAATTTGTGGGCGAGCATGGCGACGCGATCGGCGGGAAAGCCCCCGCCATAGGCGTCGGCGAATTTGCCGTTGCCGAGCTTCACGAGCGGGCCGGGATTAGAGAGTTCGATGCCGATCGAGAAACCGTTGCAGTTCGACTTGCTCTTCCACTTCGAAACGCCCGCATGCCAGGCGACGCGATTGAAAGGGGCGAGCTGGGTGACGACGCCGTTCTCGTCGATGACGAGATGCGCTGACGCCTTGGCGTTCTTGTTGCACAGCCACGAGATCGCGCCTTTCGCGTTTTGCGAGGCGGTGTAATGCATGACGAGCAGCGTCGGCTTTATGAGCGCGCCGCCGAGATTGGGCGTCGGCTTCTGCGTCACGGTTTTGCCGTCGCGCAACAGGATGCCGTTCTGGATGCTGAAGGCCATCATCAGTCTCCGACAAGAGCGACGCGCACGCGGGCGACGCCGACATTGATCAGGCCGATGGCGCGCGCCGCGCCGCGCGAGAGATCGAGCGAACGGCCAGTCGATGCGGAAGGTCCGCGATCATTGACGCGCACCGTCGCGCAGCCGCGAAAACACACCGAGAGCAGCGCGCCAAAGGGCAGCGTGCGATGCGCGGCGGTGAAGCCGTTCGGATTGAAGCGCTCGCCGCTCGCCGTTTGCGCGTTGAGCCGTTCGCGCCCGCCGCCGCCGTAATAGGAGGCGAGCATCGATTGACCGCCGCGAAACGATGCGACTGAATGGCGATCGAGCGACGCCGCCGGCGACGCGGCGAAGAGCGCGTCGAAAAGATCGCCGATCGGATCGGCCTTCACCGGCGCGGCGAAGATGAGCGCGAGCGCGAAGGCGAGCGAGGTTCCAACGAGCGCGAAATAGGCTTTCATGCCCGGAACGCTACGCGCGGGCGCGTCCCGAATTCATTCTGGCGAAATTCTGGCGACGCGTTTTTCTTGCTTAAAAGAGCGAGCCTTGCCGCTTGTCTTTCATCCGCGCGCGGATGTTCGACACCGTTCGCTCATGTAGACCGCCGCGACGGGCAGCTTCGCTAAGACTCTTGCCTTCTTCAAGCGCCTCTCGCGCACGGCGGCGCGCTTCGACGCGCGAACCGGATTCTCCGAGAGGAAGAAGGATTGTGACGCCGTGCAGCGAACGACCGGAATCGCTGTCGATCGCGGCGACGAAATGCGCGCAGAGCTTGTCGGCGGCTTCGCGCCCGACGCATTGGACGAGCCAGTGATCGTCGGGCGCGCGGGCTGGAATGTAACATTTGACGCCGCCCTTGGCCTTCGCCAATTGCAGCGCCGCCACCGGGCCGGCGACTTCGGCGATCTCGGCGAGCAGCGGCGGCAGATGGGAGAAGTCAGGCTTCACGACTCCTCTCCCCGCATGCGCGCGTCGCGCTCGGCATGGATGCGCCGGCGCAGCTTTCTGACCTTTGGATCGGGATGCCAGCCGGGAAGGCGCCGCCTTGCGGCAAGCTCGAAGTCGCGCTGGACAAGATATTGCTCGCGCTGACCTGGCGGGATGAGCAACAGCTGGAGCCAGCCTCGCGGCGCGTTCTCGCGGCGCTCCGCCCAATCGCGGCCAGCTTCTTCAAGCCCTTCCGGGGGCAGCCAAACGAACCATGCATAATCCGTCGCCGTCGAGCCGCGCGGATCGTATCCGCCGAGGCACATCGGCACGCGCTCGACGAATTGCGCGACGAGATCAGGCGGCGTCTCGAGATAGACTTGCGCGAAGCGTTCGCCGCCGGTTAGCCAGGTCTGCTTTTGCAGCAGAGCGACGCCCTTTGAAGCCGTCTGCAAGGCGCGTTGAAGGAAACCTTCGGTCTGCTTGAACGGCGGATTGGTGATGATCCAGTCCGCTCGCATCGGCGGCGGTTCGCCGAGGAAATCGATGACCTGCAAGCCATGGTCGCTCATGCGCGAACCGTCTTCGAGCGGATAGTCGGCGACGTCGCTGACGATCGTGACGTCGCAATATTCAGCGATCGTTTCGGCCATATGGCCGAGCCCTGCCGCCGGCTCCCAGCAGCTCCCGATGCGCATGTGGCCGAGCGTGCTGAAAATTCTCGGCAGCACGAATTCGAACAGCGTGCGCGTCGCCCAGGGCGGCGTCGGAAAGAGTTCGAGGCGGCGCAGATCTCTATCCGACGGCGTCACGTTCGTCCCCCGTCTCGCGCGTCTTCACTCCGCTTCATCACGCGAGCGGCGCGTTCCAGCCGCTCCGCTTTGACCTGAAACCGCGTCCAGCGATTGTTCGCATGCTGGGAGCGGCGCGCGGCAAGCAGCGCGTCGTCGAAGAGTTTGCGGTAGGCGTCGTCGGCGCCGAAGCGCTCGAAATGGCGTTTGACCGCGCGCGCCGCTTCGATCGCGGCGGCCGACATAAGGAGCCGCTCTTCGTTCTCACGAGAAGCGGCCTCGCCGGCGATGCGCGCCTTCGCCTCGGCGATCTGCAAAGGCGTCGAGAAGCGCGCCAGGCGCTTCAATTCGAGCCGCGAGCAATCGTCGAGGGAGGGCATGTCAGTTCGCCATGTCCTTCCCGTCGACGCGATCGTGAATCCACACGCGCCAGACGTTCTCGTTCTTTCGCCAAGTCTTTGCCATCTCGCGCGCGACGGCGAGCGTGTCCGCCGAGCCGAGCTTGCGGAAAACGGTCACTTCGTCGGACTCACGCCAGTAGCGCACTTCGTAGCGTTGGCCTTTGTCGCCGATGCGTTGCGGAGGGAGAGTCATCAGCGCCCCCACATTTCTTCAAACTGCTTTTGAAAGCGCTTCACGGACGACCGACAGCGCAGCGCGATCAGCGAATTGTCCTGACGCAAGAGTCCGGAATGAGTGAAATTGCCGGCGCCCTCGCGGACGATCTTGCCATCGATCGAATAGGCTTTGAGATGCATGAAAGGCGCTGGCGAGCCCTTGTATCTGATCTCGACATTCATGCGCGCCGCGAGCCTATCATAGGCGTCGGCTAAGGCGCGCGGCATGCGCACGTCGGCGCCGTCGCGATAGAGACGGACGCGCACGCCGCGCGCCGCGGCGGCGTCGAGCGCCTCGACGATCGGAATGGAGGTCAACACATAGGCCGTGAAGTCGATGCGCTTCTTGGCGCGGCCGAGCAGCTCGACGTCGATCGCTTCGAGGTTTTCCGCCGGCGCATAGGCTTGGCGGATGAGCTGGCAGCGCTCGGCTTGCGCGGGCGCCGACCATATCGAGACCAGCATAATCACCGAAGCAAAACGATTCATCGCGACCACCATCCGATAAGCTTGCCGACGAAAATCTCATGTTCGGCTGGAACACCGTGCGTCTCAAACCAGAATGCGCGCATCTCGGTGAAGCAGGAGAAGCCGTCCATCATCGCAAAACGATCGAGATCGCGACCTGTCAGCAAGGTTCCCATGATAGCGAAGCCTTCCCCATTCCAACTCGCGCCGACCCGCGACTCGATCGGATGATTGAGGCCCTCGACAAGAATTCTATCGCTCGTGAAATCAAGGCCGATTTGGAGCACGGCTGTGCATGTCTTGCGCGTGACGAGGCGGCACTGTTTCGTCCGCATGCCGACATAAAGCTGCAGCTCTTCGCCCGGCCGCGCATGGCGTCTGCGATCGGCGCGGATCGTGTGGAGTTTCGCTCCGGCGAGGATCGGCTCGGCGAAGCGCTTCTGGAAGGAATAGGCGACCATCAGCGCCGCTCCTTGTTGCATTTCGGACAGGGAACGCCCTTTAGCTCGTCTTCGGGCGAAGAGACTTTGATCCAGGCGCTGCGAGCGGCGCAGCGCGGGCATTTGAACTGCGCAATCTGTTCGCCGCGCACGTTCCAGCCGCGATCGGCGAAGCTCATCATCGCCGGCCGCTTGGCGGCGGCGCGCTTGAAGAAATCGAGCTGCAGGGCGTCAGTCATGACGCGCCTCTCCCTCGGCCAAGAGCTTTCTAATATGCTCGGCCGCATGCGCCTCGCCGAACGCCATCGCGCAGTCGAGATATTCCACATGCCACTTCCTCGGCACCCAATCGGGCGCGCGAATGCCGCGACATGCGGCGCAATACGCGATCGACCGGCGCTTGACGGTCGCGGGGTCAGGATCACGACGACGCGGGTGACCAAAAGGGTTGGCGCCGATAGCGAGATCGTCGCCGAAACCGGCGGGAGTCGGCGCGCGGATCACAGCAGCCCCTTCTCGAGCAATAGCCATTCGGGCGCCGTGACCTTCACGCTCGCCAGTCTTCTATCGGCGCCGCCTCCAGTTGCGCCGATCTTCTCGAATTCGATCTTCGACTTCGGCAGCCAGACCGCCTGCTCCCTGATCCCCGTGTCGGAGACGAGCAGCGCAAGGTCCGACTCCCAATGGAGATAGAGTTCGAAATCGTGAAGGTCGTTGCCGCGCGCGCGTTTCATCGTGGCGCGTCCTCCAGCTCGTCGCCGTTCTTGTCCTTCACGTCGTCGCTGATGACCTCCAAGCGGACGCCGTTCGAAAGCTCGATGACGATGACGTTGCAGGCTTCTTCGCTGGGCCTGGCGCCGACGACGATCTCGCCAAACAAGTCGATGATCTTCATGCCGCGCTCCTTTTTGCTTTGCCGCGCTTGGCGCGCAGCCGCGCGCCGAGCCGATTGGCGAGGCGATCCCAATGCTCGTCTTTGTAAAATTCGAAGCCGGCCGGACAGCCGCAGCGATAGCCGAAGGCCGGAAAGTCGCTCTTCCATGCCTCGTCGAAGCTGTTGCCCTTGATGAAGGGCGTGAAGGCGCCCTCTTCGAAACATTTGTGGGCGACGCAAAAAGCGATCTCGCGCTTCATGCCGACAATATCGTCGGACACCGGCCATTCGACGCCGGCTTCGCGAGTCATCATGTCCTTTAAGGCCTCGATGACCTTCTTGGCGTCCTTGTGCGATTGCAGGAAGCGCGGATGCGCGATCTTCGTCTGGCGCTCGGCGAAGGCGATCAAAGCGCGATCGTCGCGGCTGTCGACGACGCCGAGGTTATAAGCGGAAATCCACAGCGCCCTTAGCTTGCCGGCATAGGGACCGGAGACGGTTTCGCTCGCGCGCCTGATCTGCGGATGACTTCCAGCGAGCGCTTGCAAAATCTCGATCAGCTTCTGCGCCTGGGCGTAGGAGATAGATGAGGACGAGGAGACGCCGAACTCGCGCGTCAGCAGCGCGCGATAGTCTTCATCCGTGAAGTGCGGGATCTGCCGCTGTAGCGAATGGATGGCGCGGGTCTGCGCGGCGGTCGTCATTGCAGCCGCTCCCGCAGCTTGCGGCCGCGGGCGACGGCGAGGTCTGCGATATCGCAGAGAGCGTCGGCGGCCCAAGTCGCCGCGTCGCCGACAAGGCCGAGGGCGAACGACAGCAGGCCGATCGCCAGAAATATGATCAGCAACAACAGGAATGCCGCCGCGAGCGGCATTTTGTGTAGGAGATTAGACAGCATCATGCCGGCAACTCCTCGCGTTGCGCATGGCGAAGGAGGCCGATCTCGACGAGCACGGGCGGGATAACGCCCTCTTCGTCATTCGGCCGCACATAGGCGTGCGTATGATTGAAAGAGACCAGCTCGCCGCAGAGCCAGCCGATATTGACGCCGCGCACGGGGCAGAGCAGCTCGATCTCGACCTGCTGACCTGGCTGAAAAGGCTTTCGCATTCACTCTGCTCCCTGAATTTCGGCCTCGAAGGGCTCGACATAGAAGCGCTCGCCTTCGGCGCCGATCGAGACGCCGGCGATGAGGCGCGCCTTGTCCGGCTCGCGGAGCATCGCCTCCTTGTCGATCTCGTCCTTCGTGCGCAGGAAGGCCAAAACGCCGAGCGTCTTGATGTGGGCGATCACATCCTCGACGTTGCGGATCGTCACTTTCGCGGGCGTCAGCCGCCATTCGATCTTGCCGGTGCCGAGATCGGCGAATTTGCGCTTGCCGCCGGTAAGCGTCTGGCGGTTGGCGTCAGCCCAGATGTGGAGTCCCTTGGTGAGGCGATCGACCTGTTCGCTTAATGGCGTCGCGGTCGCTTCGGCGTCCTGTTTCGCCTTGGCGATCGCGTCGTTCATATCGGCTTCGATGCGGGCGATCTCGCGCTGGCGCACGCCGATGTCGTGAATGAAGCGCGCGGCTTCCTCGCGCGACTGCGGCACCGGCACATTGGCGCCGCGCGTTTTAGACTTTCGCGCTTTACTGGGCGATTTCGACATGAGCGCGCTCCTTGACCGGCTCCGGCCAGTGTTCGAATGCAGGGTTTTCCTTGTTGAGCTCGGCGCAGAGGCTTTCAGCCGCCGCGAAGTGAAAGGGCGACATGCCGCGCCCGATGCGTCCAGTCGCCAGGTCGCGCCAGGCGATGACGTAGTTGGCGCCGCTTTCAGCTTCGTCATGCATCGGCGGCCTCCTGCTGCTGCGCCTGCACGAGTTCCGAAAAGCGCCTTGAAAGGATTTTCACGGCGGCTTGAAAGCGTTCCTCGGCGGCGCGCTCGCCGAGCGTGAATTCGGCTCCGACCATCGCCTCGTAACTCTTGAGGAGCGCAGCGACGGCGGAATCATCGATATGCTCGCGCAGCGGCGTGATCGCGCGATCGCGCGCGGCTTTCACATTGAGCGACGGGCTTCGCCGATAGACCGATTCCGCGGCGAGGAAATCATGAACGACCTCGGCGAGCGTCGGCGGCAGCGGGATCGGCGCGTCGAGGATGACGGGCATAGTTGGCGCTGCAACTGTAGGCGGCGGCGCTCGAAACATCGGCGCGTCCGGCTGCTCTTCTTCGCTCGACTCCGTTTGCGCGGCGCGCAGCGTCAAAAGCGCCTCGGCCAGCGCGCGTATTTCCTCGACCGACGCCTGAATGACGAAGCGGTCGTGAGCGCGCACGATTTTTTCGGCGAGCGCAAGCGCGTTGATCGGCTTGCGCGGCGCGAGCGCCCCGCGCGCCCGCAGCTCGGCGACGGCGAGGCATTCGATTTCCAGCTCTTCGACCTCGGCGCGCAGCTCATGGTCGCGCGTCATCTCATCGGCGATTCTGGTCGCGCCGGAGAGGACGGTCGTATGATCGCGCAGTAGCGCCGCACCGATCTGCGATAGGCTGCGCTGCGACAGCCGCCGCGACAGATACATGGCGATCTGCCGCGGCCGGATCACGTCGCCGGTGCGCACCGCGCTCTTGATCAGCTGCTGGCGAACGCCGTAACGCGCGCAGACGACATCCAGAATGTCGGCGATCGCGACGACGCTCATGCTGCGTCTCCCGGTTCTTTCGATGAGATCGCTCGCTCGCGTTCGAAAACGGTGCGCAGGTCGATGACCTTGCCGGCAAGCCGGCCCTCGACGATGGCGATATTGATCTCAACCGCGTGCAGATGGTCGGGAGTCGTCAGCGCTTCGATCCGCGCGTCGGCCGCGACGCGCAGGTTTTCCTCATGTGCGACATCGGCCTCCAGCGTGCGCGCTTCGACGGCGAGCTGGTCAAGCGCGCCGGCGATGAAATTGCACCCCTCGGGCGTCATGTCGCGGCCCTGCAGGGCGCAATGACGCATCAACTCGGCGACTGCGGAGATATCGGCGGAAAGATGAGGCTCACGCATCGTGGCCTCCCTTGACGTCTTCCTGCTCACGCAGATGGTCGCCGATATTCTTGAGCATTTGCGCGGCGGCGGCAGCTCGCAAAGCGCGGGGCTCGAGGTGGCGAAGGAAGCCGAGTAGCGCCGCGTAGACATTGGCTTCGATCGCCTGTGCAACCTCGTCGGCGGAAAAGCCCTCTTCATCGAAGACGACGATGAGGCGGTCCCATTGTTCGACCGGCGCCGCGGCGAGCCTGTGACCAATGGCGTTGCATCGTTTTTCGCGCTCACGCATCGACGCCCCCGTGGTTTTTGAGGCGCGAGTGCGCGCAGCCGCCGCGGCAGGCGTGAAACATCATCACGCGATGCGGACTCGAAGCGTTGAACGGCGTCTTTTGTTCACGGAGACAGCGGTCGCGGCGGATCGGCGCGCCGGCGCCGGGGCAATCGACTTCGTCGCCCATGAGTGCGCCGCGCACCCTGGCTTCGACGGCGCCGATGTCGCCGGCGTAAACCGCTTTGCAGACGCTGGTGACGACCGAACCTGAGTAGCCGATGCGCTTGCCGGCGGCGGCGCCCGTCGTGCGGTTCGCCTCCATCGCCAGCGTCTCGACCCAGTCCGGCAGCGCGTCGCCATAGGCATCGCGCGCATTGGCGAGGAAATCAGTCGACTTCGCTCCGACCCGTGTCGCGTTGGTTAATTTTGATGGTGAAGAATTAACCTTAACGGCTGTCGTCATAGCGATGCCTCGCTGGCGCTTGGCGCGCCGATGATGGCGTTCCGGTTGGGATCGAAGACGATCTCCGCCTTGAAGATCTTCGGCGGCTTGGGGCCGGTGTTCGCCGCTGGCCGAAGCCGATAGCGACCGGGTCGCGCTCCCGACGCGCCGGGCGCGCCCTTGCGGTAGGGCTCGACGACCATGATCACGCCGGCCTTCACCAGACGCCGGACATATTGATCCGCGGTGTGCGGCTTGATCTCCATGTCGCCGGCGGAAGCCGTGAAGCAGAGCTCGGCGATCGAGAAATCGCGCATCCGCCGCATGGTGTTCCATAGGCGGTCCTGGACGACACCGCGCCGTCCCGCATAGCTCTCACGCCTCACGACCGGCGCTGCACGATTCCTGATCGCGACGCGATAGACATTGGCGGTGTTTTTGCTCCGCGCGGGCCGCGCGCCGACCTTCTCGATCGCGCCGATTTTGAGCAGCGCGTGGACATACGCCTTGACCGTCTTTAAGGCGACGCCATTCGTGCAGCCGGCGACGTCTGGAATCGTGAAACCGCCATGCTGCGACAGCTCGCGCATGATCTTCCAATAATGCTCGGGGCCGCGCGGAAGCTCGATCGGAATATTGAAGGGCCGCTGCATCACGCGTCCTCCATGAAGCGCGGCGCCTTCGTCTCGTGATACATCGACAGGAAGGTCGCGGCGTCGAGCTTTTCGAGATTGTGGCTGCGGCAATATTCGACGATCTGCTCGCAGGCCGAAACGATGAGGCGCGGGCGGCGTCTGTTGCGTTGCCGGATTTCTTCCAGGCATTTGTCGTCGATCTCGACGCCCGGCGCGAAATAATCGACGAGCTTGCGTGCGTCATCGAGATTGCAGGAGACGCCGGGCTGGCGGATCAGGACGCGCCCGTCGACGCGCTGAATCTTCTGCACTTCGAAGACGAGAGATTCCTCGCCGACCAGGACGAGGGGGCCGCGCGCGCCATCGGTGATCGAGCGCAACGTTTCAAGGCAATCGCGTTTGGCGAGTTTGTCAGCCTCGTCGATGATGAGCGGCCGATCAGGCGTTTCAGAGAGCCATTCGGTGCATTGATCTTCGAGGTTGGCGACGGTGCCGCGCGGCTCGTGCACCCCCAATTCCTTGAGCAGGCTCGCCAGCATATAGCGGCGCGACCATGTATCCTTCGCGGTGAGGATGATGGCGTCGGTCATGTTGCGCACGGCAGTGGCGGCTTCTGTTTTGCCAATGCCCGTCGGCCCGTAGAACAGGCCGATACATTGGTTCTGCGCGCCGCGATTCTGCAGCCTGTGGGTCAGCGCATAGAGCAGCTGCACGTTGCGAAGCGGCAGCCGCTTGAATGGTAATTTTTCTTCCGGCATAATGCCCTCGATCATGTTGCCCGAGGGGCCGCCGTTCGGACCGGCGGCCCTTCATTTTTGAACGCCTTCACTCAACGCGACGCTTTTTCAAATTTGCTTTCGAACTCGGCGAACCCGCGATACTCGTGGCTCTGCTCGTAGACGGCGAGCCAGCGCATCTCGTCCATGTCGATCCGCTCATTGTTGGCAAGGCGCGCTTTGAGCTCGCGCGCTCGTCGGAAGCGTTGATGCGGCGTCTCGGGGAGTTTCTTGACGGGCGTGACTTCCGTTTTCGCATCGATTGATTGATTGGAAATCGGAAGCGGCGCCATGTCCGTGGACGTTCCCACAGCTTCGCCGGCGGCCCGTAAGCCCGGGGTCGTGTAGCTCTCTTCGCGTTTGGGGAATTCGACGAGCTTGCCGGCGTCCTTCGCGGCGTTGCGCACGATCGTCTCGACCATGTCGCGCGGCTTGATCTTGCGCATATCGGCGCGAAGCTGGACGGCGCTCTCTTCGAGCAGCCGCTTTTGCTGCGCGCGCGCTTCCATGACCGCCGCCTTGGGATCGATTCCAGCGAGCTCCGGACAGATCGCTTCGCCCAAAAATTCCGCGCCGTCGTCGGAAAAGAGCCAGGCTCTTCCTAAGTCCTCGGGGTCCATGCGCACGAAGACCCGAGTCTCTGGCATGACGTTGGGCGCGAGATAGTAGGAGTGATCGATGCGCACGCCCTTCTTGGTGACGATGCGCGTGCCGTCGCCGCCGGCGATCGGCGCGAGCAGTAGATCGAGCGCGCGTAGATCGTCGATGCGGCGCACGGCGCCGGCGAAGGAGGTCGCCATTTCGAAGGGCGTCGCGCCTTTCAAGCCGCTATGCGGCCGATTGGCGTAGCGTCCCGTCGCCCAGTCGTCGCAGATCCCCTGCAGCTCGGCGCCCGTCAGCTCCGCCTTGAACGCGCCGGCGTCATCGAGCCCCAGGCGCTGCGCGAAAGCGCGGCGTTCTTCGATGATTTTGCGGTCGGCGACATTGTGGCCGACGAAACCCGGCAGCAACGGCGCGAGATCGTGCTGGAAGGTGCGCACCGCGCGCTCGACATGGCCCTTTTCCTGCGGCTGAAAGGGGCGCGACAGCTCGACCTCGATGCCGAGCGCGGCGAAGAGGCGCTGCGTGCTCTTGGCGACAAAATCCGAGCCATTGTCGGTGTGCACGCGCTCGGGAACGCCCCAGGCGAGGATGGCCCGGCGCATCAGCAGCGCCACCGCCTCGGCGCGCGGCGTTTTCGAGACGTAAACGGCGAGCCGGCGCGAGAAGATGTCGACGCAAAGATAGACGCTGTAGCGGCCGTCGGCGCAGAGCGCGTCGACCGGCGATGCGTCGATCTGCCAAAGCTCGTTGAGCCGCGAAACCGGATGCGAATTCGAGCCGGTGAGACGATAGCGGCTCTTGAATCTGTCGGGATTTGTGACCTTGGCGAGCAGCGTTCGGTCTTCGCGCTCGATTTTGGCGCGCAACCGCTGAAAGGAGCGGGTGGAGACGTCTTTGACGAAAGGAAATTCCCTTTCGGCGAGCTTCTTGAGATGATCGCTCGATAGATGCGGCTGCGCGGCGATGGCGGCGAGCAGGAACGCTCTTACCTTTCCCTGCTCGCCGGACTCGAGAGCACCCTTACCCCTACGCGCGGCGCCCTTGTCGACGCCGAGCCGCGAAATTCCTTGTGTCAGTCGCTGATTGCGCCAGCGCCAAAGCGAACGCGTTGAAATCTTCGGGCACGCCTGTCGCACCCAGGCTTCCACGCCGATCTTGTCGAGGTTGTAGCGCGCGACAAATAGCCGATCGGCTGTCGTGCGCGAGAGATTGCCGTCGCGCGCCAGCCGATCGGCGGCGGCGAGCAGCGCAAGACGCGCGTCGCGCGACTCGACGGCCGGGAGGGAGAGCTGGCGCTTCTCCTCTTCACGCGCCGCGATTTCAGCGTCCGCCTCTTCGAGGTCAACGGCGCCGACATGTTTGGCGACATAGGCGGCGAGAGTCGCTGGCGGCAGAAGATCGATATGGAATTCGAGCCCGCCGGCGCGCTCTTCACGAACGCGCACCTTGTCCTTTTGCTCCAGCCAGCCCTCACGCTCGGCGTATCTGTGCCATCCCGACTTTGACGTCGGGAGCCCTGGCAGCGCCAAGTCCGCCAAATCTTGCGCCGAGAGCCAGTCCTTCACCGGCCGCTCTCCGCGCAATAGTTTTCGCGCGCCGACTTAACGGCCTCGCACCCTCGGTCCGTGAGGCGGAAGCAATCGTTCTCTAGGTCTATGGTGTAGAAATTCGAGTCAGCCCAATCTCTCAATTCGACGGGATGCGGCATGCGTCGAACATTTTTGATCGACAGGCCGTCCAGCTCGGCAAGCGTCGCGCGCTGCGAATGGTGCGGACGCGTTTCAGGCAGGAAATATGAGATTTCCGGCTGCCTCACGCTTTGCCTCCCTCGGCGTAGACGAGACCGGCGTCGGCCATGAATTGGCGCTTAGTCTTGTTGCTGGCTTTCGACCAACGATCGAGCAGATCGGCGTAGATGCGCGCTTGCGCATCGTCGGTTTTTGGCTTGTCGACGCCGATCGCGACGCGCGCCTGGGCGACGGTCTTGACCTCGCCGCCCTTGATCGCCGCGACGGCCTTGCACTGGTTCGCGCCGTCGAGTTCCGCGAGCTGTTTGAGCTCGTTCTGATTGTCTTCGATAGCGGTGCCGCGAAGCTGCTTGATGGCCAGAGGATTGAGAGCTTTGGCGATGCGAACGGCTTCTTTGACGACAACTTCGGCGAGGCCTATCCGTCTCGCCGCATCCTTGGTGAAGCGCTCCGAAGAAATAATGGCGGATTCCGCCATTTTTTCTTGCTCTTTAAATTCAATGTCTTTGCGTTTGCGCCCGCGCGTCTCGCCGCGTTTGGCGTCGAAACGATGTTTTGCCTCATAGAGGAAGATCGCGCGGTCGAGGGCCGTTAGTCCGGCGTCGGCGAGATTCTCGAAAATCTCCGTGTCACGCGCCGCGTCGTCGCTTTCGGCGCGGATGATAACGTCGTCGCCCACCGCCGCTTCTTTGCGGCCGATCGCCAGCAGAACGGCGAGTCGATGCGCGCCGGCCGTCAGCCTATAGCCAACCCCCTGCGGCCGCACGATGATCGGCTGAATAAGCGGCGACAGGCCCTCGCTGACGCGCTGCTCGGCGATCGCCGCATAGGCTTCGACGACGAGCGGATCGACCGGGCGCATCCGGTTAGAGGCGTCGATCTGTGAAATGGCGATGGTCTGTGCGCTCATTTAGACTTCTCGGTCTATCGAAAGGAGGCGGAGATGGACGCAAAGCGGGTCGGCCGCGAAGTCGCGGCGCAACTCATGTTCAAGGCGCTTTTCGGCTTGTTTGAACGGCAAAACCCGACCTTCACGGCCGCCGTTTTCCGGGCGTCCTTGGAGGAAGCCCTCGTCACGCTGCCGATGGATGACGAGATGCGTGAAGCGGCGCGCGGATTCATTGCCGAGACGCTTTCTTGA